AATGACCAATGCTAAAAAAGTATTAGATACTTCTTGTGGTTGGGGTGATAGACTTGCTGGTTTCTTTGCCAGTGATGCTGAAGAATATATTGGTTGTGATCCAAATCCTAATACTTACAAACAATATATGAAACAAATAGAAACTTATAATAGTTTCTTATCTAAACCTAAAAAAGTTACAATCTATAATACAGGTGCTGAAGATTTACCTTGGGATACAATAAAAGATATTGATTGTGCATTTACAAGTCCACCATATTTTTCTACTGAACGATATAACGAAGGTGGTGAAAAACAAGAAAATCAATCTTGGTTTAAGTTTAATGAATATGACAAATGGCGTGATGATTTTTATTTACCAGTTTCAATCAATAGTTTTAAATCTTTATCAGACAAAGGCCATCTGTTTATTAACATTATGGATCCTACAATTAAAGGTACAAGATATTATAGTGGCGATGAACTTGTTGATAGTTTAAAAGAACACTTTGTTGGTCAAATAGGAATGAGAATAATGCAAAGACCTAAATCAGATAAACTATTTGAAAGTGAAGAAGAAAAAGCTGAGTTTATGAATCGAATATATATTGAAAACGTTTGGTGTTTTTCTAAAGAAAAATTAGATTACTTTAGGCATAGTAGGAGGGCAACATTGTTCTAATAAATATGAGTATGGCCATATCAAAAACATCCTACAAAGACCTCAAAGAATATTGGGATTATCAAAGACTACTTGAATACAATAGAGAACTATTAGAAAAAAGATTAAATCGTGTTGAAACTAGTATTGTTAGTCATTACGGAACAATTGATGTAAATGAAATGTTTGATAAAGTATGGTCAAAAATGACAAGTGATGATTATGAAAAACCTATAAAAGGTTGGATACCTAAAGATGAAAAATATAGATTTGATTGGGAAGGTAAACCTGATCCAAAAACGCTTGACAAAGTAAAGATGATTTGATATAATAGACACATAATAAGGAGACAATGAATGAGTGACTTTTTAAAAGAAATAATTAAAGAAACAGGTAATGAATATGCAACCCTAGTAAGTGAGGGTGTAGAAGCAGGTGATGTAGATAGTTTTATAGATACAGGTTCACACGCCTTTAATGCTTTATTATCAGGTTCTATCTTTGGTGGTATGCCATCAAACAAAATAACAGCAATTGCAGGTGAAGCTGCAACAGGTAAAACTTTCTTTGCATTAGGTATTGTAAAAGCATTTTTAGATAAAAACAAAGACGCAGGTGTGATTTACTTTGAATCAGAAAGTGCGTTAACAAAAGATTTAGTTGAAACAAGAGGCATTGATAGTAAGAGAATGGTCATAGTACCAGTTGCGACAGTACAAGAATTTAGACATCAATCTATCAAAGTGATTGACAAATACCTTGAACAAGATGAGAAGAATAGAAAACCTTTAATGTTTGTATTAGATAGTTTAGGAATGTTATCTACTACAAAAGAAATGGAAGATACTGCTGACGGTAAAGAAACAAGAGATATGACAAGAAGTCAAATTGTCAAGGCCGCATTTAGAGTATTAACACTTAAACTTGGTAAGGCAAAAGTACCAATGATTATGACCAATCACACTTATGATGTTATTGGTTCAATGTTTCCACAAAAAGAAATGGGTGGTGGTTCTGGATTAAAATACGCTGCTTCAAATATTGTCTATCTATCCAAACGTAAAGAAAAAGATGGTAAAGAAGTTGTTGGTAACATCATACATTGTAAAAACTATAAGTCAAGGCTAACAAAAGAGAATGCTTTAATAGATGTTAGATTAACATATAAAGATGGCCTTGATAAGTATTATGGGTTATTAGACCTTGCTATCAAACATAACATATTTAAATCTGTTTCTACTAGAATAGAACTACCAGATGGATCAAAACAATATGCTAAAACTATCAATAATGAACCTGATAAATTCTTTACTAAAGATATTCTCGCTCAAATTGACGAGGCAGCCAAAAAAGAATTCCTCTATGGCGCAGAATAGATTTGTTTTTGCTCAACGTGATGTTGACGATTACAGTTGTATAAAGATTACGGAGGGTCCTTACAAGGATATCATATACACATATGGCCATGTAAAGTTTGCTTCTGAAGAAAATGAACGAGGTGAATTGCCTTTAAAGTTTGATTATGATATTAAAAAGAATCCTAATGATGTTGATACCACAAGTATTGATTTTAGAAACTATATAGGTGATATATTAATTGAAGTAGTTGAAAAACAATTAGAAAATGGAACAATTAAATTTGAAAAATAATTATATAAAAACATATGATAATGTATTGACAAAAGATCAATGCCAACATTTAATTGATAAGTTTGAAGACTCAGCTTCACAACAAGTCAAAACAATATTAGATAATCATATGTCATTTACAGAAATCAATATTAGTATGCATAATGATTGGCAAGAATATTCTGATATTCTTTTTCCTAAGTTTAGAGAGCTTGTTGACAAATATACAAAAGATGTTAAAATAGATGATATAAAACAATGGCCAGAGAAATTTGGTTTTGAACAAATAAGATTTAAAAAATATGAACCTAACGGTGAAGATGAATTTAAGACACATGTAGATGTGACTAACTATAACAGTGCTAGAAGATTTTTAGTTTTTTTTATGTATTTAAATAATAATGATGGCGGCGAAACAACATTTCCTGATTATGATATTAAGATTAAACCAGAGGCAGGTAAAGTTTTAATGTTCCCACCATTATGGCCATTTAAACATGCAGGAGAAAAACCAATCAATCAACCAAAGTACATTATAGGAAGTTATCTACATTATGTCTGATCAATTTGAAAAAACACTTTTATCCAATCTAATACATAACGAAGATTTTACTCGTAAAGTTATTCCTTTTATAAAACAAGATTTTTTTAGAAATAGAGATGAGATAACTTTATTTAATATTATTAATGACTTTGTTGTAAAATATAATAACCTCCCAACAAAAGAAGCAATTGCTATTGAGTTGTCTAATAACAAGACACTTACCGAAGATGAATATAAAAATACAAAAACTTTATTAAATAGTTTAATACATGAAGAAGTTGAACAACAATGGCTGTTAGATACAACTGAAAAGTTTTGTAAAGATCGTGCTGTCTATAATGCTGTACTAAAAGGTATTAAGATTATAGATGGTAAAGACAATAAGCACACACCAGAGGCCATACCAAGTATATTATCTGAAGCACTTGGTGTTTCATTTGATAGACACATAGGACATGATTATCTAAATCAAACAGATGACCGATTTGAATATTATCATAGAACTGAAGAACGATTAAAGTTCGATTTAAATTATTTTAATCGTATCACAAAAGGCGGCCTACCACCTAAGACTTTAAACGTAGCACTTGCAGGTACAGGTGTTGGTAAGTCCTTGTTTATGTGTCATATGGCTGCGGCCGCTATAACACAAGGTCGTAATGTATTGTATATTACTTTAGAGATGGCTGAAGAAAGAATTGCTGAAAGAATTGATGCTAATTTATTAGATGTAACAATAGATGATCTTTATGAAATGCCTAAAGAAGTTTATGATAATAAAATTTCTAAATTACAAAACAAAGTAAATGGTCAATTAATTATTAAAGAATATCCTACTGCGTCTGCTCATAGTGGTCATTTTAAAGGACTGATTGATGAACTTGCATTAAAGAAATCATTTAAACCTGATATAGTATTCATTGACTATTTAAATATATGTACTAGTAGTCGTTTTAAAGGTGGTAATATATCATCTTATTTTTTAATCAAAGCGATTGCTGAAGAATTAAGAGGACTCGCTGTTCAGTATAATGTTCCTATTGTATCGGCTACACAAACAACAAGAACTGGTTATATGTCAAGTGATGTTGGTTTAGAAGATACATCAGAATCATTTGGTCTTCCTGCAACTGCTGACTTTATGTTTGCTTTAATATCGAATGAAGAACTTGAAGAACTAAATCAAATTAAAGTAAAACAATTAAAAAATCGTTACAATGATCCTGCTGTTAATCGTGCATTTATAATTGGTGTTGATAGAAGTAGAATGAGATTGTATGATGTAGAACAATCAGCTCAACAGATTGTAGATAGTAACCAAGAAACAAAAGAAAAACTTGAAAAGCCATCAGGACCACAACCTGCTGAAGTTTATGATAAGTTTTCGGATTTTAAAATATGATAAAAAAATACAATCATAATCAGGTAAGAAAAAGACAACCATCAATATACTACAAAACTGAAATGGTTAAAGTAAAAGACGAAATACTTTGGCGAGCTGTAGAAATGCCTAGTAAGTTAGTAATAAAAGAGTCCTTCTTTGAAGAAGATGTAAAAGAAATTGTTAAATTTCAAAATAAACATAAGACATTTGGTGTGTTTGGTTTTCCACCTTTCTTTGATTGTAGAGGTGAAAAAGAAAAACTGTTAGATAAAGGTAGGTCTAACTACAATCCTAGAACAAGTACACAAAGAACTGGCCGATAGACATACATAAATATATGTATGGCAGACTTAACATCACTAGCAGAATCATCACAAGCATTGTTTTGTGCAATAGCTGATTATATAGGCGTTAAAGAAACTAATATCATATTTGATACAAATGTTTCTCCAAACTATACTGAATTTAGAAATAAAGTAAAAGAAAAGACAATAAAAGAAGCTCATAAAAGAATTGACACACCAGGCGTTCAATTATTAGATATAGAAACTTTCTTAAAAAAAGATGAAAAATGGTTTATATCTTCAATGCAGATTGCAA